GTCAAGATAAATTTAACAAAATAATAATTACAGAACGTTTTACAAAATACATTACAAAATATAAAACAAATATTGAAAGCAGAGAAAAAAAACAAAAATTTATAACAAATACTATAAGAAATTTAAATGATAGTTTATATTCTTTTTTAAGTGATAAAAAAACGTTTTTATCAAAACAAAACATTGCATTTTCAAAATCAAAAATTTTTCAACAGGGTAAATATTTTAAAAGATGGATTCTTTTAACAGAAACAGAACGTTTAGAACGTTTTTTATCATATTCTGTTTATTACGTTGATAAATTTTTAATAGAAAATTTAGTAATAAAACAAGAACATCGAGATTTATTTACTGATAAATTATACAATGTATTAAAACTTGCATTACAATCAAAAACTATAATATATAGAGATTTTTCTTGGAATACAAAACGTGGAATAATAGAAAACATTAAAATCTTAAAATTTGCAGACAAAGAATTCATTTTAAACTTTACAAAAAGAGAAAACAAAGGTGCTAAAGCAGATAAAGAAATAAAAAAACAACTTAAATTAAATACAAGTAATGGTAATGAAACAATTACAAATGAAACAATTACAAATGAAACAAAAACGTTAATTTCAAAGAAAAAAGTATCAACTAGAACAATTATCACAAAGGAATCTGAAAAGATTATCAATGAAGAATTATTGTATTATATTTTAAAAAAATCAGAAAATAATCCAGATGCACCTTCTAAAGAAGACAAAGATGCTTTTACGGAAAGAATTAAAATTAAATTAAAAATTAAAAAATTAACTGTAAATGACAAATTAAAGATTTATGAAAAATATGATGAAATCTTTACAGTGATTAAAAATAATCAATGACAGTGATCAATGACAAATTAAAGATTTATGAAAAATATGATGAAATTTTTACAGTAAATGACAGTAAATGACAATGATCAATGACAGTAAATGACATTGATAATCGATAATCGAGTTTGTTTTTATGAAAAAAAATCCCAGTATACTTGTATATAATGGGTGCAGTATCTTTTTTAATATATAATATGACAAAACCACCAATCAATATAGATTTTTCAAAATCTTTTATAAAAATGAAACGTAGAGGAGAAGATGATACACAAGTTATTACAGAATCTAGTCCTATTATTACAAATTTCAATATATCTCAAATATCTAATTATTTAAGCAAAAGAGAAATTTCAGAATATTGTCCATTTACATTTCAATATGGATATCACAGATTAAGTATAAATGATATTTCTTTAGATGGTTCACAGCCATTTGAAAACCCTATTCTTCATAAATCATTAAAATATCCAGAAATAAGAAATAGACCAAAAAGAAAATTATTATGCAATGGTGAAATTTATAATTATAAAGAATTAGTTGAAAACAACAAATTTAACGATAGAGATTTGCAATCTAATAGTGATATTGAAGTTATTTTGCCATTATACATAAAAAATGTAGAAGAATTAGGTGATTCAAGATTAGGATTAGAAAGATGTTTAAAAAATTTAAATGGAGATTTTAGTTTTATACTTACAGAAAATGTAACAAGTTTTAATTTAAAAGAAATCAATATTTTTGCAGTTAGGGACATTTTGGGTACAAAACCATTATATATGGTAAAATACCTACCTAAAAGTATAAACAGTAATCCAAATGATATTTTTTACATGTTTGTAAGTGAAATTAAAGGTATACCTTTAAATTTATTAAATGATCCGGAATATACGATTACTGAAATACCACCTGGAACATATTGGTCATATAAAAATTCTATTACGGATAAAAACGAACAAGAATTTATAACATATTACAATTTTGATAAATATAAAGATTTGAGTGCTTGTACAATAAACAAAGCTGATCCAGAAACTATTTCGAAATTATATAATAATATTCAAAAAATCTTGACAACGAGTATAATTGATAGATATGAATTATGCGAACATAGTAATAAAATTGGTTTATTACTATCAGGAGGTTTTGATAGTTGTATAATAGCAAGTATTTTAGTTAAATATTTAGTTGAAAAATACAATTATTCTGAGCCATTACACGTATTTACAATCGGAACAGATACTAATACAGATGTTATTAATGCAAAACAACACGTAGAACTTTTAGAACTGACATATAATATAGATATTAAACATCATATTATCAATATCAATGATTTTAATCTTATAACAGACGAAATAAATAATATAATTATCGAATTAGAAACATTTGATCGTATTAATATTCAAAAATCTATACCAATGTCTTTTTTATTAAAATATATCAAGTCATACACTGATGTTAAAGTATTATTAAGCGGAGAAGGATTAGATGAATTATGCGGACATTATCAATTATTTACATTAAACGATACCCAATTTCAAGAAAAAAGTATACAACTTTTACAAAATCTTAGTAAATTTGATCTTTTAAGAAATGACAAAATAGCAGGTTCGTACGGTTTAGAAATAAGATATCCGTTTTTAGATACTTGTTTTATAGAATATATATTATCTATACATCCATCATTAAAACGACCACAAATATCAGGTTATTCCGAAAAACCTGTTGAAAAATATATTGTTAGAAAATCTTTTGATACAGCAAATGATATTATCATTGATAAAAATATATTATGGAATCATAGACAAGATATTAGATATAGCTTGCAAGATTTAAAACAACAATTAACAAATTTTTACAATGAGAAATATAGCGATCTTGATTTATTTAATTATTTGCAAACTCCAAGTACAAACAATATTATACCAAATACAAACAATATTATACCAAGTACAAAAGAAGAAATGCATTATAAGAAAATATTCGAAATGTATTATCCAAATACTTCAAATATATTAACTGGCTACTGGAAATCTATTTGGAACAATACCGACAATTAAAACACCAATTAATGAATTTATGAAATTTTATTTTTTTATAGTAAATAAAATGTCTCTGTTTGCCCATAATGTTTTAGGACAATGTTTATCTAAATTACTAAAAATTTCACAAGAATCTACTAAAATAAGTAATCGTTTAATCTTTTGAATTCATATATATTTTTAAACATTTTTAATTAATATTCGTAAACTTTTTTTAAAAGAATATTATAAGTTTAAATGGATATAGATACTACAACAATATTATCAATTTTAATTATAATTATTTTATCCATAACAACAATATTTTTTATATCTGAACAAATTTTTTGTAAACAAAGTTTATCTAATTTACAAGTAAAATACGAACAAGATACAACACCTATTAAATTGCAAATTTCAAATTTGAAAACAGACATATTTAATTTACAAACTGAAAAAACACAATTAAAAGATAATTTATCAAAGCGTGAGGTTAGAAATTCTTTACTTGAAAGAAACGTATTGGGAAAATTTGATAAGGGAGATCTTATAGCAAAAAATGGAGATTGTATTGGAATAGCTGATACTACAAAAGGCGACCTTTCATTTTTACAAGTTAAAAATACAAAAAAATGCAATTCTATATTTTCTTACGATCCTAATTATAAACAACTAAATGTTCAAGTTGGTACAACCACAAAATGCATAGATGCTTTTAATGAAAATGATATTGTATTAAACGATTGTATTAAAAATTCTCAAAAACAAAAATTTGACTATTATCCATTTTTTAATGATGGTAAATTATATTCTGGATTGTATTCAAAATGTATAAGTTATAATAAAGAATCTAATATTTTAGTACTGGCAAAATGCGAAGATGATAATGATAATAATAATAATGATAATAATATAATTGTATCAAATTCTATAAATAATTTATATTTGAAAAATAAATAAACATGTCGTTTAAAAAACCGCGTTTTTATATTGTTATTTTATATAATGGATAAAATAACAGATATATTAACTACATTCTTTGTAAATTCGAAAAAAAATAATAAAAAGGAAAATTCAAATATAACTACCCAACCTGAACAAGAACCCAATTCAAGTTCCGATACCAGTTCCGATACCAGTTCAGATACAACTTCAGATACAACTTCAGATACCGGTTCAGATACTACAGAAAGTATTTTTTCTAAAAAAGAATCTAAAAAAGAATCTAAAAAAGAATCTAAAAAAGAATCTATATATAGTGATTTAAGTTCTTTACAAAGTAACAAAGAAAAGGAAATTATAGAAAAGGAAATTCTAGAAAAGGAAATTCTAGAAAAGGAAATTCTAGAAAAGGAAATTCTAGAAAAGGAAATTCTAGAAAAGGAAATTCTAGAAAGGGAAATTATAGAAAAGGAAATGGGGGAAAAGGAAATGGAGGAAAAGGAAGGTTTAAAAAAATATATATTAAAACCTAGTGAATTTTATAAGAAAAATATAATGATTATTAATGACAATATTAATGATAATATATCATTTTTAGGTGACTTTCTTTACAAATTAAGTATGATGAAAGATGTTACGTCTATTTATGATAATGACATTCATATAATTGCGTCAATTGAAAATAAAAAATTATATAAACAAATGTTATTGGATAATCCATATTTATATTTTACAAATTTTGATGTAAAACAAACATTGACCAAGAAAAAAATTAATGAATTAGATTCCAATTCACATAGAACAATATATATTATAGATAATGAAATCTTAAAGGATAAAAATGATGTATTGAAAACATTACTTGATAAAAATATTCAAATAATAATTATATCAAACGATGATGACAAAACATCCCTGGATTCTTACAATCTACTAGGAAATAATCGTTTAATGATTCATAAACCAAATAAATTAAAACTTATTCAAAAAAAATTTTATAAAAATTATATAAAAAAAATATGTAATATACAGACGTTTGACGAATATTATGATGTGATTAACAATGAAAATTTAGATATCAAATATATCATATTAAAAGATACAGAACTCAGGTACAATTAAATATTTAATTATAAAATTAATAAATTCTATAATTAATAAATTCTATAATTAAATGTTAAAATTTTACATATCTGCCCAATTAATATTCTTATCTACATTTTCCCAAGTAGTATTCTTATCTACATCTTTAAAATTAAATTGCTTAACATCGTTTGACAATTGTTGAATATCATTTTGTTGAATATCATTTTGTTGAAGATCATTTTGTGGAAGATCATCTGATGTTTGTGGAAGATCGTTTTGTTGAACAGTAGGTTCTTTTTTATCAAAAGTTAGATTTAAAACACCATTTGAAAAATCTAAAACATTATTAAAACGTAAAATTTGTCCTGGTAATTTTACTCGTCTAGTAAAATCGTCAAACTTTGATTCTTTATAAATAATCTTATCAGTCTCAATAATATCACTGATTGTTTTAGTTCCGGAAATAAAAATAATTTGACTATCTTTAATATTAATTTTAATAGTTTTTTTATCAACACCTGGTAGTTCTATTCTAACCAAATAATAATATTCTCTTTCAATCAAATCGACTTTAGGACTATGGATTCGCCTTTGAAGATTACGGATATCTTGATCATATTTAGAGTTAGAACTAACTGTCTTTTTTTTATGTTGTACTCTTGTAAAACTTTCAGAATTCCCTACACTTGCCATTTTATAATAATTATTATTGTAATATTCTTTTAAATCAATTTTTTTATATATTTTTTAATTTTTATTATTGTACATTTAACAAAATCTCCATCTGTGATCACAATTGTGACAATAACAAAACTTTGTAGTTGGTTCATCAGCTGATCTTGTTTGTCTTTCATTGTATTCTGTTTTATAACTTTTACATTTTCCACATTTAAATAGACCATCTGGACGTTCCATAGGTTTTGGAGGTGGTTTAAACATATCTGAGCAATGTTCTTCAAGAAGCTGTTTCCAACGTTCTGGAAATATTTTATCAGGTTTAAGTGCACATAATTCAAATTCATTAAATTCTTTAGATAAAAATCTAGATAATAAAGTTGTATTTTTAATATTCCCATTTGGATTTAAATTATCATATACAAGCACGGCTCTATTTATATAAATCTGACTAAATATTTCATTCCAACATTCAGATAATGTTTTCCTACAATATATAATAAGAGAATGATTAAATATACCTCTTTCTATATTTAAAGCCATTTTCTTAATATTATCTTCTGAATAATGGGGCGCCCCCATTTCATTTTTATTTATATTTTTATCTAAAAGATTGTTAAATTTATCATATACACGTTTCCTTTTTGGATGATTTGGTATTAATTTATCTAACCCAGTTAACACTTGCATTATATAACAATAATTATTAATAATAAAAATTCAACTTTTTTAATTTATATTGTTATTATATAATGCCAAAATTACCTTCGCCAACATTTTCTATATCTGATATACCAAGTATACCTACTTCAGATGAACTAAATAAATTAGTTAACGAAAATATACACGATATTTCCTTTGATGAAATACCAAGTTTACCTAAATCCCCTAAACATCTTTCTAATTTATCATATTTTAAAAGTCCAAGGGAAACCAAACGTAAGTCTAAATCTGTTAAACGTAAATCAGTTAAACGTAAATCTAAAAAGTCTAAATCAGTTAAACGTAAGTCTAAAAAGTCTAAATCAGTTAAACGTAAATCAGTTAAACGTAAGTCTAAAAAGTCTAAATCAGTTAAACGTAAATCAGTTAAACGTAAGTCTAAAAAGTCTAAATCAGTTAAACGTAAGTCTAAAAAGTCTAAATCAGTTAAACGTAAGTCTAAAAAGTCTAAATCAGTTAAACGTAAGTCTAAAAAGTCTAA